GTTTAAAATCCGTCTATTTCAATAATACTCCAGTTCAAAACAAAGACGGTTCTTATAACTTCAATAACGTTCAAATTGAGGGGCGAGTAGGTAGTCAGGTTCAAGATGTAATTGCTGGCTTTAACACTTCCGAGAAAGAGATTAGCGTAGGAACACAGGTTAAAAAGAATTTACCTATTACTAGAACTGTTACAGATGATAAGGTTTCCAGATTACGCTTAACAATTGGGGTGCAATCTCTCTTTAAGCAAGAAGAGAATGGCGATACCAACGGGGCGAAAGTCAATCTCATCATCACCATTGGCTCTCAAACCTATCCAGTTACCATTAACGGTAAATATAGCTCACAATACTTACAACAACACACTTTTGATAATCTTCCGCCAGTTCCATTTACTGTTAAAGTTGAGAGAGTCACAGAAGATAGCCAAACTCAACGATTACAGAATGGCACGATATGGTCGAGCTACACAGAGATTATCGACACTGAATTCACTTACCCTAATACAGCTTTGATTGGGGTTAAATTTGATTCAGAGCAATTTAGCTCTATTCCAACTCGAACCTATGATGTTTTAGGTATAAAAGTTCAAGTTCCTAGCAATTACGACCCTTACACTCGCAAATATACAGGAATGTGGGACGGTACGTTTAAGCTAAGTTGGACTGATAATCCTGCTTGGGTGCTGTACGACATCATTATCCATAAGCGATACGGCACAGGTTGGGAGGATTTGCCGGCATTTACTGCCGATAAATGGACTTTATATCAAATCGCTCAGTATTGCGACCAACTCGTTCCTGACGGATTTGGCGGACAAGAGCCTAGATTTACCTGTAATTTATATAAAACAGAACAATCACTGGCTTATGAATTCTTCTCTAATCTATGCTCAATCTTTAGAGCTGTTCAAGTTTGGCAAGGTCAGCAATTAACGTTCATCATGGATAGACCAGCCGATCCTGTTTGGACTTATACTAATGCGAACGTTGAGAAAGGCGAGTTTAACTATACTTACTCCGCTAAGAAATCCCGACACAACGCAATTCAGGTTGAATACGCAGACAAAGACAATGCGTACGAGCGAGCGATTGAATACGTTTCAGATGATGAATCAATCCGCAAGAATGGCGTAAATGTTAAGAAAATCACAGCCTTTGGATGCACCTCCAGAGGACAAGCACACCGCACTGGATTATGGTTACTTCAAACCGAGAAACTAGAAACTAAAACGGTCAGCTTTACTGTTGGTGCAGAGGGATTGACGAATATCCCTGGCGACATCATTAAAGTTGCTGATACGCATTATGCTGGAACCAATGTTGGAGGTCGAGTTCTGGCAGTCAATGGCAAGAAAGTTACTCTAGATAGAGAGATTTCTATCAATGGTAATAGTTATTTCAGCTACATCAACCAAAATGCGAAACATCAAGACATCAAGATTATCTCTGTTAATGGTGCAGAAGTTACTTTAGACCAAGCTCCAACAGGTCTAGAGGTTTACGGTGTGTGGTCGCTATCCACTCAGCAGGTATCAACTCAATTATTCAAGGTGTTATCCGTCAAGGAAGATGTTAAAGGTAAATATACCATTACAGCTTTACAGCACGAGCCACAGAAAGAGGCTATTGTTGATAACGGTGCGAAATTTGAGCCGAAAGCAACATCAATTCTTGCAGTCCCACAGGTTAGCAATATTGGTGTAACGGTCAATCCTGATGGTAGTGTATCTTTTGCTGGTGATATTACTGGTGGCAATGGCGTTATTAAGTATGACTTCCGCATCTACAAAGACGGTGCGTTGTATGATGTTAGATTAAACCAAACATCACCAAATCTAAACCTAGACGGATTAGAAAACGGTGAGTATTCAGTCTTAATTCAAATCAAAAATGAGAAAGGCCAAGTATTAAGTGAGAAAACTCAAACGTTCGTTATTGATAAACCGCCAGCGCCAACAGGTGTAAGAGTTACTGGTGGATTGGGGAATATCACAATCGAATGGGATTGGATTAATGATGCCACAGCGACAGAGATTTTTGTTAGTGAAACTGACGATATTAAAACCGCTACACGCTTGACAAAAGTCACTGCAAGAATGTACACGCACGAAGTCGGAGCTAAGAAAGTTAGATACTACTGGTTGCGACATACAAGAGGCGTGAATATTGGTCCATTTAGCCAACAAAGTGGCTTGCGTGGTGAAAGTTCTGTTGATATTGATGCCGAATTAGAGGTGTTGAATAAAAAGCTATCTCAGAACATCGTAAATGAGGTAATTGATACTGCTTTACCTGCTCGTAAACTAGGTATGACGAAATATGTTGACAGTTTAGATGTTAATGTATATCAAGGTCAAAAACAGGTTTATGATGAAAGTTCTAATAAAACGTACACTTGGAATGGCACAAAATACGTTCCGTTAGAAACCGAATTATTAGCAGGTAAAATTAAAGGTATTATTCAGCCTAGTCAACTTGCACCAATCCCAACAGCAAATCTAGCAGGAAAATTAACTGACGCACAAATCGAACAAATTAGTGCAACTAAATTAGTTGGAAATATCAATATTGCACAAATTCCGTCTATCCCTACAAATAAATTAACAGGATTATTAACAAATAATCAAATTGCGGAATTAGACGCAAGTAAAATTAAAACAGGTAATTTGGCGATTGAGCGTATCCCTAACGTTCCTACGAATAAATTAAGCGGTGTAATTAGTGACGCTCAATTAGCAGGAATTAGTGCGACAAAGATTACAGGCACACTTGATATTTCTAAAGTGCCTGCAATTCCTACGAATAAACTATCTGGTACGATTGGAGCTAATCAGATTTCAGCTAATTCTATCGGTACAAATCACTTAGGGGCAAATATTGTTACTGCTGAAAAAATCAACACAAGTGCAATTACAGCAGAGAAAATTAGTAGTAATGCAATTACAGCAGATAAAATCGCTTCAAATGCTATTACTTCTGACAAAATTCAAGCTAATGCTATTACCGCACAGAAGATTTCAGCTAATGCTATTGATACACAACGTTTAGCAACAAATGCAGTAACAACCGAGAAAATCCTAAGTGGTGCAATCACTTCTGAAAAAATTACGTCTAATGCGATTACAGCAGACAAAATAGCAAGTAATGCAATCACTACCGATAAACTCAATGCTAATGCTATTACTGCGCAAAAAATTGCAGGAAATGCCATTGAAAGCAACCATATTAAAGCTGGATCTATTATCGCAGGTAAATTAGGTGCTAATGCTGTTACCGCAGATAATATCGCTACAAATGCGATTACTGCCACTAAGATTATGGGCGGTGCAATCACGGCAGAAAAATTATCAGCTAATAGTGTGGGTGCAAATGCTATTCAATCTGGGGCAATCACAACTGACAAATTAGGTGCTAATTCTGTTGACGCAGGAAAAATTAGAGCAGGTGCAATTAACGCTAACCATATACAAGCAGGTCAAATTTCAACGGATAAATTGGCAATTGGACTAGGTGGAAACTTGCTCTACAATCCTATTTTTGATAACAAGGCCTATGGCTGGAGTGAGAATAGAGGTAATGGCAGTCTGGCAAGGCAAACAACAAGACTAATAAGACGGACAAGTACCAAGTTCAATGGATTAGTTACCAATGGAGCTGTTTTGATTGCCGAAGTTTGGGCTAATTCTGGTGTGTCGAGCTGGTGGAATATTGCAGAACAAGTAGTTAGTGTTGTGCCTAACCAAAGATACTGTTTATCAGCCTTTATTGATGCTTGGCAATGCACTGGCGAGCTAATAGTGCAAGAGATTGCTAGTGACGGAGTCTCATGGGTCAGGAGTTTTGCTTTTTCTGAACGAAAAGGTAGGAATATTCCTGGGTACTCACAAAGCGGTGCAATGGAGGAGAATGTCGGTAGCGTTGACCCATTAACTCGCAACCATGTATTTTTTACCGCTCCTAGCTCTGGCTATGTATCAGTTGTTTGCGTCATGCGTAACATACAATCCGGCGCCACACTTAAAATTGCAAACCCAATGCTTGAAGAATGCACCGAACACACAACTGAACCTAGCCCATGGCAAAATGCAGGTGTAACTGCTATTCATGGCGGGTCTATTGTTACCAAATCAATCACCACTCAACAAATGGCGGCTAATAGCATTACTGCAAATGAGATTGCAACTGGTGCAGTAGCAGCTAAACACATTGCTGCTGGCAGTATCGGAGCAGAGCATATCGCTACACGGTCACTTACATCTGATAAGTTAAATGTAAGTAGCCTTTCCGCCATTAGCTCTGACATCGGTCGAATTACAGCAGGAACAATTACAGGTACAACCATTAACGGGAATACTATATCAGGCGGAACGATCACTGGTACAACAATCAGCGGTACAACCGTAAGTGGTGGCTCTGTTAAAGGTTCGGTGATTGAGGGGGGTACGATAAAAGGTGCGAGATTAGAGGGCGTAACTGGTAAATTTAGTGGTACGCTTGAGGTTAATCAGTTGGTTGGTGGCAACTTGTGCGAGGTGTTTGTAGCAAATATTAAGATAACAACAGCAGGCTCAAAAAATGATGAGGTCACTTTCTACACTGCTACAATTTACATCAACCCATCACCAGTTAAACGCACTGTGTTTATCGTTAATTCTGACGTTAGCTTTGTTGTCAATGCTAACGAACGCAAAGAATACTATTACTCAAAAACATCTAGAGGAAACCACCCGCCAGAGATTTTTAACATAGGCAAAGGCAATCCAAAAATCTGCGTGACAGCCTATGCTGTATCAGATTCAAGAACAATCTATCAATAGGGAGTAGAAATGACGACATTTAACAAAATCTTAAATCCAATGTATTCAGCTATCGCCACATACTCAAAACAAGAGGACGGCTCCATTAATGCCAAATATGTACTTGGCACTGGCACAGACAATGATGGGGCAGTGACAGACTTTACTCCGATCATCTCGGAATATAAATGGATTGATCCAGCCACAGCAAAAAGCATTTTAGGCAAACCATTAACTCAAGATGACATTGGCAAAACAACGGAGAAAATCGATTTAGATCGCATCTATGCTTACTTAAAAGAGCAAGGACAGATTGTTATCTAATCATCTGATTATTAGAGATACCCCCCCCGGGGGGGGGGGTTCTCTTTTTGTCG